CAGAAATTTTATTATTATTAAATTTAGGATCAATGATTACTTTCTCATCATCCCTGAATATAGATGCCACGGCAGAACCAACATAACCGTGGCCAACAATCATTACTCTCATGATACCATCCTACTGAATCCTTTAACTTTATCAAATTTTATCACATTTTCAAACTTATCATGTAAATCTGATTTGTGGGATATAACAAATATATTAGCATCCTTGATGACGAATCTAATAATCTTAAGGAACTCTTCAGTTCCAAAACCATCAAGGGAACTATCAAACACTTCATCCATGATTAGTAAATTTGTATTAACAGAGTTCTTTACTCTGGCAACTTCTCTCCATGTGAAAAGAAGTGCTAAGTCAATTCTCATTTTCTCACCCTCACTAAATGATGAATATGAAAAGTCCTCATGAATTGGTGATTTTACCGTTTCATTAAACTCTTCATCCAAAGTAAAGTTGATGTAAAAATCCATCAACTGTAAGTATCTATTTACCTGCCTGTTAATGAATGGTAGATACTTCTTGATTATTTTTGTCTTGACTCCATCATCTCTCAACAAAGAATAGGCAAAATCGTAATGATTTATATCTTCCCTTCTTGTTGCAAGATCTTCGATTGTTTGTTGGAGATTTTCTTTAAACTCAGTTAGCTTCTCATGCTCAGTATTTCTGTTTTTAAGTTGATTGGTAAGTATTTGAATTTCTTCTTCAAGTTCTCTGATTTGTCGTTGGTTGATAGAGACACGAGTATTGTTTTGAGAAATGTCATGGTTGAGTTTAGTAATCTCCTTAGATAGTTGGGTGAAGTGACGTTCTCTCTCCGATTCTAATTTTATAGTCTCTTCCAGATCTTTATAACCCTTCTTGAGCTCCTTTGCTTTATCTTGAACGTCGGCAATTCTATTTACACGAAACTCTTCTTCTATATTCTGACTACAGGTAGGACAGACCGTATTATCTGTGAAAAACTTATGTTCCTTGGTAATAGTAGATACTTTTTGGGTTATTTTACCTTTAAGATTGTTTAGTTTCTTTAACTTTTCAGAAGCACCAGTAACCTCTTCTTGCTCCTTAATTAAATCAGCAATATCACCCTCTTTAAATTCATTGTGCTCTATATGAGTATCCACCTCAATCGCCAATGTCTTAATTTTAATATTCTTATCTTGAATACTATTCTTACCTTGCTCTTCTAATTCTTTGATAAAATTCTTTTGCATAGACATTTTATCTTTTATATTATCCTTCTTTAGATCCAAAGACTTTATCTTTTCTTTCTGAAATCTTATATTCTCTCTGATCAAATTATTCATGGCAGAAAAGATACGAATATCTAAAAGATCCTCAATGACTTCTCTACGATTAGCACCAGTTAATTGCATGAAGGGAACAAATGTACTACTCCCTAATATGACGATTTGTGTGAAAGACTTATAATTTACCTTAAGAATACTCTCTTCTAATATTTTTTGATTGGTTCTATCATCAGCCTGTTTATGAAGTGGATTCCCATTCACCTCAATGTCAAATATATTTGGTTTGATTCCCCGTCTAACCAAATACTCTCTACTATTAACAACAAATTCTATTTCGACAACACAATCCTTTTCATTAACAGTATTGATTAACTGACCCTTATTAATCTTACGGAAAGGTTTATTAAACAAAGCAAAAGTAAGAGCATCCAACATGGTGGATTTACCAGCACCATTAGTACCAATAATAAGATTAGTATTATGTTGTTGAAAATCTATTTCAGTCCAGTTATTACCAGTACTTAGAAAATTTCTCCACTTAATTTTTTGGAACGTTATCATTTTTGGGGGGAATTACAAAATCATCAGGGGTTATTACACTATACTTGTAATTGTGCATTTTACAAGTTTTTAATGCAAGTTCATCATCAACTTCAATAACGTCCATTTCTCTATTATATGGATCGATATCTGAGTCTTCTAACATCATAGCATACCTTACGGCATCATCTTCCTCTTCAAAGAGAAATAAGACTTTATCACCATACTTGTCTGGAACAGCATAGGCACCTTCATCTTTTTTATCTCTAAGAGTAAGAAGCCACATTACTCTACCTCACAGGCTTTTGCATACAAGTTTCTAAAAATATCTTTAATAATATTTTTATCTAAATCAAACTCAGACTCATCAATATATCTATTTAATATCGAAAGGGTATTCTCTTCCTCATCTATCTCAAAATCTCCAATTTCCTGAATATCAAAATTCTCAACAATTTTTAAGTCATGAACTCCAGATGAATATAATTTATCAATAAATTTCTCAAACTCTTTTGGTTTTGATTTCTGACGAACAATTACCTTTACAATTTTATTTTCATACTCTGTGGCATTAAACAGTTTATAATTGGTATCATCGTAGTAGATATTATAAAACAATCTATATGGATTATCAATTGGTGTATGCTCTAAAGTTTTAGTGTCAAATATATGAAATCCTCTAGGATCATTTACATCATTCCAGAACATCTCATATGGATTTCCTAGATAAAAAATCTTTCCATCAGTAGATCTGGTATGAAAATGACCAGAGAATACCTTCTCAAACTTATCAAATACTCCTATATCCATCCCATTTTCCATGAGATGACCACGAGTTGCCTTAAATCCATTCAACTCAAGATGACCCATGACAATCTTAGATTTGGTTTTTTGAATCAAATCACAAGTTTCATCATAATTCTCACTATTAATCCAAGGAAGCATTAGAATTTTTAATTTATCTAATACAATTTCTGTTGCTTTCGTAAAAATTTTGATATTAGGAAAACTTCTCAATAACAATTCAGGAGAGTTTACGTTATTGGTATTCTTATAATAACAATCATGATTCCCAATAGAAGTATAGACCTTATAATTCTTAAGAGGTTCGAATACGACTCTCTTAGACCACTCAAGACTCTGAAGATCTATCGCTTTCCTACTATCGAATATATCACCCATATGAATTACAGTGTCTATCTGATGCTCTTCTAAAGACGGAAAGAAGACATCACGATAAAACATCTCAAAGTAATCATGAAGATGCTTAGAACCCTTCCTAGCCCCGTAATGGGTGTCTGTTATGATTGCGACTTTCATCGATTACGATATTGAATGTTATCCTTAATAGTATTGTATTCTGCATTTGATCCAGATAATGAATTGTCGTCCACTACCATGACTTCATCATATCCACTCTTCTCAATAATCTTTGTTTTAATATCTAATTGTTTTTTCTCTTTCTGTATTCTTCTTAGAAACGCATAATGTATAATCTGCGTAAAGTATGCAAAAGGATTACGGGATTTCTCAGGATCAAAGTTGTGAATGTATTGCACACAGTTTTCTATACCATCAGAAATCATATCCTCACGGAACATGTAATTAACAAAGTTCGGTTTATACGATAGATGAGTAGCAATCTTTAAAAAACACTCACCAAGATAGTTTGGTATGGGTGGTTTACCCTCCCATGGTCCAGACTTTGGTGGTTCTTGATCAGGATATTTTTTTACAAACTTTCCTCTTGCTATTGCAACTTTTCCTCGATAAACAATCATTGCTTCCAGCAATTCTTTGTTATTCACATAGTGTTCCGTTTTCTTTCTAGGCATGACATCGGAGTTCCCGTCTTTTTAATTGTTTTTATTATATCACAAAACTTAAGGCTTGACAAGGTAGTCAAATATCAGTAGAATAACGTTTGTGAGGGTTGATAGGGATATTAACTTTCTTTATTTGGTTTTAAATTAAATAAGGCTTCTAGCCTTTTACGAGCATCTTTTACAGAAGAGATATAACCCATCTTAGAATCAAGAGATACTTCTCCACTTGAAGGTATATGTGGAGGAGGTTCTGGATCTCCAGAGTTATAATTATTATAGATGTCAATAATTCTTTGATTATTCGTTTCTGTTATTGTTATAATTTTATCTAGTTTAATCATAAAAATATCTTCATCTGTTAATTCTATCCAAGGTTTTACTTTAATGAAACTTGCATTGCCATAGTTATTCATTTTAAGTATCAAAGGTTGTTGTAATATAATAATAGGATCATTGTCATTATCATCTACAGACACCAAAGCTAATATTTCTTCCCCTGAGACAAGTTTTATTATTGCATAAAATTCTTCTTCCATTAGTTTTTGAGTGGGATGTTGACTATATCATAATTGAAATTTTCTTCATTATAAACTTTAATTCTTTCTATTAGGTGATTTAAAGTATAATTTTTTCTTGATTTGTAACTAATATCGTCAGCAATGTCATAGAGAGTTGCTCTTGTTTTATTATCTCCTTTTCTAAGGACTCGTCCGATAGATTGGAGATTTCGTATTCGTGATTTGGAAGGAGAAGCAAAAATAACATTATGGAGGTTTTTTATATTAATACCAGTGGAAAATGTACCATAAGATGCAACAATAATTGCATTATTTTCACGTTCGGTTATTTGTCGAACTTCTTCTCTATCTTGAGTAGCTACTCCACCGTGAATAAAGAATACACGACGATTCTCAATAGTGTTATTATTATTTATTAATTCGTATAGTGGCTCACCATGCCCTTCGACTCTGGCATAGAGTATGAGTGTATTACCTTTTAAATCTAAAGCAAGATTTTTAATAAAATTATTTCTACGATTATGAGTAATAATATACTGAACTTCTTCTTCGAAATTCTCAAATTTATTTGGTGGGTGTTTCAATAGAAGTACATTGATATCCAGTTTGGCAAGATGCCCTTTCTTCATTAACTCGTCAGTTTTAATGATCTTATAGGAAGGTCCAAACAATCCCTCAAGAACCCATTTATGTGTCTCTGTTCCATCAAGAGTTCCAGTAAATCCAAATCTATATTTTGCATCCGCAAGTTTTGTCATTATAGATATAAGTGATTTCGATTTAAACTGGTGAGCCTCATCCCCCACCACAACAGAGAATCTCTCAAA